TAGTTGGGATGACTTTGCAGGGTTAGTATATCCAGAGTTTAAGCAGGAAACACATTGTATTAAGTCTTTTGAAATTCCAAAATGGTGGAATCACTATGTAGTCTATGATTATGGGTATCGTAACCCCAGTTCTATACTGTTTGCTGCTACGGATGAAGAAGGGTCTGTTTATGTGTACGATTTAATCTATGAATCGGAGCATACCATAGAAATGTTAGTCCCAAAGGTAGAACGCAGGTTAAAAAGCGGAATCAATTACACTTTTTTAGCAGATCCCAGTATTGTTCGCACCGAAAGAGATGGGAATAGCGTTGCGGATGAGTGGTATGACTATGGAATTGAATGGGAAAAAGCAAAAAATGATAAGCGTGCTGGATTTGAAAGAGTCTCCTCGTATTTAAAGGTAGATGAGAATATGCGCTCTAAGTTATTGTTTTTTAATAAATTAAATATGAAACCTTTGCTGGAAGAAATCGTTGATTATAAGTGGAAGGAACTCAAACATGGATTTGAAAATAGAAACTTACCAGAAGAACCCGTTAAAAAGAATGATCACGCAATGGATTGTTTACGGTATCTCGTACATTATGTCGAAGATAGCTTTTCTCCCCAAGAACCTAGTGATGACTATGGTCTATGGGGTTTTTCACAAAATAAACGCACAAGTTGGATGAGTACATGAATTTACACGAAGTACATGAAGTTTTTGAAGCCATGTTGGAGAATGATTCTCACTGGATGGATGCAGCAGAGGAATCTGCACGATTTTATACAGGTGGTTTTGGCACTGGTCAATGGGAAGAAGCAGATTTACAGACATTACGATCAGAAGGTAGACCGCCATTACAGTTAAATATTATTTTACCGAAAGTCAATTTAGTGACTGGAGTAGAAAGACAGGGTAGATCTTCATGGAAGGCGCGCCCTGTAGAGTCCGATGATGAGAATGAAGCTATGCTCACGACTGCTCTTTTATATCATTTAGACAGAAATCGCAAATTACAGAGCTTATTCAGTCGCGTATTTAAGGATGGTGTGATTACAGGAAGAGGGTGGATTGATGTATGTGTAGAACCAGGGAAATATTATGATGGTGAGTTAACGATAAAGAGAGAGTCGTGGGCAAATGTTCATATAGATCCTGAATGTAGAACTCCAGATACAAAAGATTGGAATTATTTAGCGCGTACTAAGTATCTAACATTAAATCAGTTACGCTCTATGTACCCAGATGCAGTAGGGGAGATGGAAACGGTAGAAAGTTTTATGGACTTACCTGCCGAAATCGGAGAAGAAATTGGTAGTTATTATCGTAATGCTGAACCGATTAACCCTGCATATCACTTAGATCCTGCTCATAGAAAGGTTAGAGTCTTGGAAATGTGGAACAGAGAGTACGAAAAAGAGCATTTTATCATCAATAAGGCTTCTGCAAGAATTTCTCCAAACGGTTTTGAGTCCAAAAGAGCAGCAGAAAAGCAAATTAAAGAGTTACAAGCTCTTGAAGAGGCTGCAAACGTACCTATGAAAACAGATTTTGGTGTAATTAGTAGAGTAGTTCCTAAAACGTATGTGACTTTATCGGCTGGTATGCACATTTTACAGGAAAAAAAGAATAATCCGTATATGCACAACGAATTTCCGTTGATTCCTTACTTTTATCACTTTGAAGATATGGGTGATACGATTGAAACCTTTGGTATTGTAGAAAATATGAAAGACCCACAGCGTGAAAAAGATAAAAGGCGTTCACAGATGTTGGACATTATCAACCGATCTCCTAGAGGTGGTGGTGTCTTTTCAGGAAACAAGGTTTCACAGGAGGAAATGAACGAAGCCTCTACATCAGGTAGGTGGATTGGTATTCCTGGCTTTAAGGGGCGAATTACGGACTTTATGCAGCAATGGTCAAACTCTCACCTTTCTATCGTAGGCAGTATTGCTGCTATGGAACAAAAAGCGGAGTTTGATGCCAAAGAAATTAGTGGTGCTACTGATCCTATGATGGGAGTAGCTACTTCTACCAAAGAAAGTGGTATTGCTGCACAGACCAGAATACGACAAGGTATGATGACCTTGCAAGAGCAGATGGAAAACTTAGATGTGACTAAGACCACTGTTCTGATGCAGGCATTGAAAAATATGCAACAATTTTATACGCCAGATAAAATTAAAAGAATTATTGGTGCAGAAACCGAAAAAGCAGAGTCTCCAGAAGAGGTAGAAGTCATTAATGAGACCATAGCAAGGTTTTTAACCAACTTTGAAAAATTTGAATTTGATATTGTTCTTGATAAGGGCGAGAACTCACCTACAATGAAAGCTGCCAAAGCGCAGCAGGTGGGCGAACTTGTCAGGAATGGATTTTCGAGTTTATTTCCGCTTTATGTAGAGCTTTCCGACATGGATGCAGGAAGGGAAATCCTAGAGAAATTTGAAGAAGAGCGATCCTCACAAATGCAAGCGCAGCAAGCACAGCCTATGGCTGGTAAGGATAAATCGTGATTCATAACACCCCCGAAACAAAGGACAAGGTACAATGGAAGAGCAAGTAAACTACATTGATGAGGCTAAAGAATTGGATGGCACTGCCACAGATTCTCCAGAATCAAATGTAACAGAGCAAACAGCAGAGACACCTGTTGCAGAAACACAAAACTACAAAGTCGGAGACAGAGAATTTTCTTCTGTGGATGAGTTGGTAGAATATGCTTCAAATACAGATAAGTCTTATAGGAATCTTCAGGAACTCAATGGCAGGCAGACCAATGAACTTGGTGAACTGCGTAAGTCACTTGATGAAGTTAGGGTAAATACCGCTCCACAGAAAGTAGAGCCAGAATTACCAGAATTAGATCCGTATGATGCTAATTCATTCACCCCACATATCTCTAAAATCGTAGAAAAACAATTCGCTGAACAGCGCAAAATACAAGAAAGAGAGATCAATGAGAAACGAATGAAGCAAGCTCAACAGGATATGATAGATGGTTTTATCAAATCACACCCTGATATGTCCAATGAAGCACTCCAAGCTGTTGCCAAATTCGGAGATGAGCGTGGGATCGCACAAATTGAAGATGCGTACACGCTTATGACAATACAACAGGAGAAAAGCAAAGCAAAAACGGAAGGCGTGAAACAAGTCACAGAAAAACTTACCCAAGCAGATGAAGTGCCAACAACACTTTCTAATGCAACTGGTGGGAATAAAACTGCGATTGACTTTGATGCTATCTCTCAGGCAGATTGGAATAAACTACCTGAAGATGTCCGTATGCAGGCTTTGTTGGAATCCTAAATAATATAGGAGTTTATTATGAGCTGGGATACAGGCTTAAATGTCTCCAGATGGGCGAAGCAACTTGCGTATGAAGTTGGAAAAGAGATTTATTTCTCAAAGTTCATGGGGGACACATTTGAATCAATGATCGTTTCTAAAACTATGCCAGAAGGCAAAGGTAAAGATATGACTTTTGGTTTGGTAGGATACACAGGAACAGCAGTAACTGGTGATAGTGCATTGGAAACTAACGAGCAAAATCTTACTTCTAATGAAGTGACTGTCACTACTGCACAAAGGCGTTTTGGTGTGATCAACGCAGGTAATTTTGATGATAGTAAAGTGCTTTACAACTTTCGTACAGAAGCTCTTGCTCAGTTAAAAAGACAGTATGCTGAAGATCACGATGCACAGCTTTTTAGTGCATTAACAAAAACATCAGGTGCTGGTGCTTATCTAAGAGCGGATGCTTCTGCTTCCGTATATGCAGCTACTGATCCAGAAGCTGATTTAGCTGCTGCTGATTTAGCTGTACCAGGTGACATCTCAAAGTTAAAGAAGATGGCTATGCTTGGAACATCTAAAAGCTACAAGATGAAGCCAATTAGAGTGGAAGGCAAAGATTACTATGTATTGTTGCTTCACCCAGAAGTGGCTTATGATCTTGCTCAAAATTCAACATGGAGAAATGCGCAGCAATATGCAAATATTCGTGGTGAAGATAATCCAATCTTTTCTGGTGCTTTAGGTGTTTATGATGGTGTAATCGTGCATGAGCATGAAGGAATCACTACTGCTGATAATCTTGGTGCAGGTGATGCTATAAAAGCTGCAAGAAATTTATTTCTTGGTGCTGGAGCTGCTTGTCATGCCAAAGTTGATAACATGAGCTGGGTTGAAAAAACCTTTGATTATGGAAACAAACTTGGTATTGCAGCAGGTCAAATCTACGGTGTAGGAATGAGTACATTTGACAGCAAAGACTATGCAGTTATACAGTATCTAACCGCAAGGACTGATCTGTAATCAGTAACTAACTAAGGGGCGGGCATTTTGCTCGCCCCGCCTTAGAGAGATTATGACATTAACTCAAATTAGAACCGAAATAAGAAATATTACTGGCGTAGAAGATACCAGCGTAGTTGCAGATGCTGTATTAACCGATTTGATTAACAAAGCTCAAATTATTTTAGCAGATGAGGCAAATTTGTTTTATGGATACGCAACAAGAAATAGTGTTGCAGGTACTGGGGAATATCAGTTTGTTAATGGAAATGGTAATACGATTAGTTCTTGGACAAAAGTAGAAAATGCAGCTTCCGCAGGTAGCTCTAATCTGGCAAATATGATTCGTATTTATCGAGTAGACTTTGACAGCGATCAAATGACTCGCATTGGTATGGATCAGATTTACAATATTTCCAGTGATGTTGGTGATGTACAAATGCCTTCTGCTTATGGATATTATATTAATGATGTCAACTTAGGAATATTTCCTATTCCTCAAGTAGTCAAAGAAATCAAGGTATATTATTATCATTTACCTACAGCCTTATCTGGTGATTCAGATGTACCTATGATAGATACTCGTTATCACGAATGTTTAGTGTATTACGGGTCATGGAAAACCGCAGAAAGGCTTAGAGATATGAATATGATTTCCTACTTTAAAAATGAGTGGTTAGAGTGGAAAGAAAAAGTGGTAATGGATCGTCAGCGTAGAGCAGGAGAACCCAAGTTCAGTATTAATTATAAGGACTTTTAATGCCAAGATTACGGATTAGGGATTTCTCAGGTGGTTTGGTAACAAATCAATCTGAATTTGATATATCAGAAAATCAATATACTGCTTTTGAAAACGTAAGAAATAGAAAACCAGGTCGTTTAGAAAAGTTTTTAAATGATTCTGATTCTAGCGGTGGTATTACCAGTTTAACTGATGTTCAGACAGAATTAATTTTATATAGAACTGAAAAGGATGCTTCAGATGCTGATACATCTACTCGTTGGTGGGTGATGGGCAATGGTACTGTTTTGCGTAGGCAGGATGCATCAGATGGTAGCGGTGGAACATTTACTGATATTACTACAGGGTGGTCTGGATCACCTATATATGATTTTTTAGCTCATAACCAAATATTAAGAATATCTGATGGTAGTTTTGCCAACACTACAAAATGGTTTGGTCATATTAAAAGAGATATTTTTGGACAAAATATTACGTTAGGAGATGCCAATACAGATGCGAGTACACAAGTGCCACGATTTGCGGTGGTGACACATAATGGTACTATTAATGATTGGTATGTTAAAGATGCAAAATTAGAACCACCTACGATTGTTAAGATGAATATGGCTCACGATGGTTTAATCTCATTATCAGATTGTAGTTATAATAATAGCACCGCTATCGCCACAGAAAATGATACATTAGGTTTATCTGTAGGTATGGTAGTTGCAGGCGGTAATATTCCCTCTGGTGCATACATTACACAGATTACCGATGATAACAACTTTGTCATTAGTGCTGCTACAACAGGTGGTGACTTAGATGAACAAACTTTAACCTTTACTACTTTAAATAATAATACCGATGTTGGCTTATTTGTGTATGAACCAAGAACAAAGTATTCTGTTAGTTCTACTCCCGATACAGAGAGTGATGAACATAATGCTTGGGTTAACGCTATGGATAATGAAACATTTGATCCAGCAGATAGATGGGCAGTAACCTATCTTTATGACTATGTGCAGGAATCTTCTTTATCATTAAATCGTGATGGTGAAATAGGAATTACTGGTTTTGAAGTAGTAAAAGGTTCAGATGAAGAATCAGATAGCAATGGTACTACTACTGAAGCATTAGATCTTACAGAAGATGATATAAGTGTATCAGACGGAACATTATTTTCAACCTATACTTATATCAAGATTGATGAAGAAATTATGTTTATTACTGCAATAAGTAGTAACACATTATATGTTAGGCGCGGTCAGCTAAACTCTCAAGCAAAAGAACACGCAACAGGAGCATCTATTTTCTATCGTAGCTCACCACAAAAAGGTAGAGCAATTAATTTAGTTCTTAATGGTATTACTTCTTCTGGTTATCATAACCCAAGAATTACTGGAATGAATATTTATTGGCAACCTAAAGATGATGTAGACTGGTATTTAGTAGATACTTTAGATATTAATAGAGGGTATTCTGATAGTCCTCTTGCTAGTTTACCTGATAATAATATTACTGGAGATAGTGGTTTATCACCATTTTATTCTTCTAATGTATATAATGAGTATGCTTTAAAAAATTATGGGTACTGGCTGCCTTGTCCAAACTCAGTAGCAACAGATGATGTAACGAATGCAGTAGGTGGAGGTTCTCCTCAATTTACTTTAAATGCAAGCTACTGGAGCGGTCAAAATAATAACTTTAGTAACACCAGTAGTGGTATAGCAATTTTATCTCGTAAAGAAACCAATGATAGCAGTAATATGAGAACACAGTTCAATAGATTGAGTTCTTTTTTTACTCCTATTACTTCCGTTACCAATACTAATTCTAAAATTAATTTTAGAAAGTATAATAATATTAATCGTGTCAATAATTATGCTGCTACTACATCTAATGTTATTAAACAAAATCGGATTTCTACACATAGCGCGTTAAGCGATAAGGTCACTACATGGTATATCCCTTTTGATGGATTAAAATTAGCTACATATAACTCATTAACTGGTAGAGCTGCAAAAACAAAATTAGCAGCAATTAAATGGAATACATCTACTGCGGTAAACAATCGTGGATATTATGCAGATATAGATACAGTAGATGAAAACGAACAAACTGCGAGAGAAAAAAATAGAGTATATTTTACTGATCCTTTTATGTTAGATGCAGTGATGGCTGGTAAATATTTTGATATTGGTAGAAATGATGGTGATGAGATCACGCGTTTAATGGCATATAGAAATAAATTATTTGTTTTTAAAACTAACCATGCTTACGTCTATAATCACCGCCATCAATTAGAAAGAGTATTTCAAGGTGTAGGCGCAGTACATAAGCACGCGGTCATTGAATCACCGCTTGGATTAATCTGTGCAAGTGAAGTAGGTGTATTTAGTGTAACCCCTACACAAACTAGAGAGTTAAGTTTTAGTATAAGGCAAACTTATCAGGCATTAACCTTTGATCAAACTGCTGTTGGATATAATGCTTTGGATAATGAATTGTATGTTATGTATGATGCAGATGATTCCTCTATTTATGTGATGAATTTGGATAATGGAAGTTGGGTAAAGCGCAATATTGATGCGACTAATATTCGCACTAGAAGTAATTATGTATATGGTACAAGTCTACGCGCTCAGTTTTTTAATGTTACTACTGGAGCATCCACTGTAAGAGTAGTAGGTACTGGTTCTCTAAACACCGATAGTTTTACAGTGACTACGAAGCGATTTGATTTTGGTGCGCCAGAATTACAAAAAAGATTTAAAAAAATTAATATCACATATAAATCTGCATCTGCGTTAACAGTAGAAATCTATGCAGGCGAGGCAGGTACGGGATCATCTGTAACTGAAACATTAACCTTTCCTCTTAAAGCAGCTATTGTAAATGTTAGTAAAGCTATGCGTGCAGTAGGCAAAACTTTAGTAGTAAAAATAACCTCTGCATCAAGAGAGCTAGAATTAGAATCTATTGACATTGATTATGATCTATTAGGGAGTAATCCATAATGTCTGATGTAACACAAGATTAACTTTTTACTGAACTGGAAACAAAACAAGATACTTTGTTGCCATTAAAGCAAGGATTGTATTCTAGTGGAGAAGGCAATGATGGGGATATGTGTGTATGTATCAATAATGGAAAAAAGGTATTTGGAGTTAAGCTGCAAGGAGAGTGGAATTATACTGAGTTAACTTTAGAATTTGATACAATAGACAAGAATGTTATACATGAAGAGATTAATAATGATTTTGTATCTTTATTAACACGCTATTCACAAAATATTTCAAGAATTTTAAATCGTAGAACTCCAAGAACCTTTAATTTTCCATTTTACGCTAGATCTTATACTTATACAAGCAGTGGTGTTTCTACAGATAATTATATTACTGATGCAATTGTCGTTCCTGGTAGTGTAGATCTTTTTTTATTAGATAGGTTAATTAGTGGTTCAGTAACAGATACTTTAGGTTCACAATCTCCTAGAGGTACTGTACCATATAAGTGCATATTAAAAACTATAATTATTACCGCAAGGCATATTGATCATAGTACAGATGATCGTAGTTCTACCACTATGGGATTAACAGGAAATGCTTATGACACCTCTTTATCTAGTTTAGGTACATACAATAAAGCTTTAACAGCTACCGTTGCAGGTAATTTTACACGATATAGTGACGAAAATTTTTCAAGTATTATTATTCCTCAATTTGGGCATTTTGATATGGTTCTTAGTGTGGGTAATCCTACAAATCGTAAAGTAGCATCATTAAATGGAATTATGATATTTGAAGAGGTAATATGAAACTTAATAAAAATAAAGAGTTATATAACAGTATAGAGGTTAATTATGGGTAGATATGAATTAAGATCAAGAAAAAAAACCAATATTTTGGGACAGCTATACACAACGCATTATGACGTTATTGATACACAAAATGATAATGCGATTGTGGCAACATATAGCACAAAAGGCAGAAAGCAAAAGGAAGCAAAATCTAAAGCATTAAATAAAATCACTGAGTTATCTGCATTAGCTTCTCAAGGCATAGAGCAAAACCCTGATGGAACATTTCCTTCTATTGATGGCTCATCATATTCCAGTGCGGAAGAAGCTCAAGCAGCTAATCGTGAATTTGAGCGTAGAGAAGGTTTAGAAGAAGATGTTGCTAAATTTGAAGATCGGATTACCGAAGCAGGAAGGTTGAGAGAAGAGCTTGCAGAAAATGTATCTGCTAGAAGGCAAGGACAACTTCTAAGTCAACTTCAAAGATCTATTTTAGGCACTGGAGGTGATGCGGGAATGGTAGAGGCATTAACTCCTCAAATTCAAGAACAATCCAATAGATCTTTACAAGATTTAATAGCAGGTAGTCAGGCACAAACTCAACAGCAATTAGCTCAATTCATTCCTACTGAAATTAGAGCTGAATACAACCAAGCTGCTCTCAGTGATGCTATGAGCAAATTTTTAATGGATGAATCAACGCAACGCGCTCAGATACAGGCTAATTTGGATAGTCAACCTGAATGGTGGGAAAATATCTTAGGTCAAGGAGCGCAATTAGCTGGCAGTCTTGCTGTAGATTATTTAACAAGTAGAGGAGGATCAGGTTCAGGCTCTGGCGGGATGGGTTCTGGAGGAGGATATTAATATGGCTTTCAAGTTTAAAGTAAAGAAGAGACCAAGCATGGGACAAGCTGTCGCAAGTGCATTTGCAGCAGGAGCAATACAAGGTGGAACTACCGCTTTGCAAAATGCTATGAAAGAAAGGGAAGATAGGAAGAATAATAGTACAAAGGAATTAAACTCATTTAATAGTGTTATTGCTGGTTTACCTTCTACTCCAGACAATCTATCGAAGATTATACCAATTAAAAGCAAAATTGCTACAGGTGAAATTACCGCAAGCAATGGTTTGGATATTTTAGGTGTAGATTTAGACTATCAAACAACACAGCAAAAAAATGCTGAGATAAAAGCTAGATCGGAAGCACTAGACCCAATGATTGAATCTGCTGAAAGAGGTGCGATGGCAAGTGCAGGGATGGTAGGTGTGCAGCCAACTAAAATGGAAAAAGATGTAAGGACTATAGAGGCTCAAAAGCGTTTAGGTTTAAGAGGTGAGGCTACTCCACCATCTACTATAGAACAACAACAATTAAAAAACCTACAAAGATCATTGATAGAACAAGCCAACATTGTAGGAATGACATTCGATCAGTATTTAGCTAGTAATGTAAATAATGTAGATGTCAAATTATATAAAAAAATGACAGATAATCAGCCTGTCACAGATAGTCAGCCTGTCGCAGATGATGGAATGAAATTAACGACTACACTTCCCACAAGAAGTAGGTCTATAATTCAACCTCAATTTAATACAACTCAAGCTGAATCAACTTCTCAACCTACTTCAAACATGCAACAATTTGAAGGTATGAGAGGTGTTAATCCAAGTACAGGTGAAGTAGTTATATTTCGAGATGGTAGATGGCAACTAACAAATTAGGTTTACCCCCATTACCAGAGGGTTTTGTTTTAGAGGAAACTCTTATTCCACCATTACCACCTGGCTTTGAGTTAGAATCTCCTAAACTAGAAACCGTAAAAGTTGATGATTTTTTTAAAGGTAAAAAAGATGATGAGTCATTTAAAACTGTTATTTATAATGCTGTAAAAAGACAAGAAAATAGTATTGCTAAAAACAATCCTTACGGAGTAAACCTTCCCCGAAAACAGGAAAATATCCAGCGAATGAAAAAAATAGGTGGTAGAGTAATGAAAGGAAGCGATACATTACTAGAATTTAATGACTTGCAAAGTGGTTTATCTGAAGGGGAAAGGATCATTGATAACATATTGGCAGTTTCTAATAACGATCCAGCAAAATTTTACTCTAACTATTCAGGATTGCAAGAGAATAGTCCTGAAGTAAGATCTTTTGTTCAAATAGTTAGTTCTGAATTAAATAAAAAACCTAAAATTGATGATAGTCAACCCTCATTACGAGCTGCCCCAGAACCAACAGTAGGGAAAAAGTTTAAAAACTTTATTCGTAATATTTTTGAGGATAAGACCGAAACCAATGTAAAAGGTCAAATGATATATCAGATTAGTCAGGATACTGGTAGATCACTACGCGATGTAGAAAAGAATTATGATTTATTAATTAGAGATCCGAAGATCACTGGTATTCAACCCGATCCAAGCACTATGGAGTCTATTGAAACTGCATTTACAGGCGCGGTTACAGTAGGATTAGCTACCAATCCTATCAGCACTGCATTAGGTGTGGCATCTTTTATGGCTTTAGATGAAGCAGAAAACGCTATCATTTCTGCTGTAACAGATGAGGAATATGAATTAGGTGGTGGTAAGAATATTTCTGATCTACTTCCAGATGATGCTACAAGAACATCTAAAGAATTTGTTGAAATATTAGATTTAATTGGAAAGGGTATGATTATTGGTGGTGTTCGTAATCGTACCAAAGGAGCGTTTGGTAGACTTTCTGAGCAAGTAACTAAAAAATACATAGATGAATACAATCTACCTAAAGACATTTATATGGACGCAGGCAAGGTAAGATCTGTGTTAAGAGGTGGTAAGAAAGATAAATTTAGTCCTGAAGAAAAAGACTTAATCAATGATTTAAACTTATCAGGATCTCAAGTTCGTAAAGCATTAAAAGATGGCGTGAGTATTAGAATACCCGCAGAAAAAGTAACTAAGCTAGTAGATAGAGTATGGTGGGGTAAAGTTAAAAGTGCTTTTGGTAAACCCAAAGCTGGTATTGCAGATAGAGTAGTGACAACAGAACGAGCAGGAGAGTTAACAGAAGCACCAAGAGGTTTACTTACTGAAGGTAGACCTATAACACAGCCAAAAGTAAAGCCTTCTAAAATGGAAGAGGATATAGCTTTTAAGAAAGCAGAATCTAATTTCAATAAAAAGGTTAAACAGGGTGTAAGTCCCGCAGCACAAGCATCAGAGTTTACTAATTATATTAGCGATAAACTTGGGATTGCTGATAGAAATACTTGGTTTGATTTATCTAGGGAATGGGAATTATATCATTATCAAAATAGAAGTGATTTATCAAATAAAACTATAGTTAATAATTTTATTAAGAGATATAAAGAAAAGTTATCTAAAGTAGAAAAACCAAAACTCACACAAAGAGAATCCCAAGAATTACTAGATTTAAAAACAAATCTCAATACCACCTTTGAAAGACTTGCAGATCCCAATAGAACCAATGCTCAGTTATTACAAGATCAGCGTTCAGCACAACGCATGATTAAACTTATACAGGATAAAGAACCAGAATTTCAAGCTCCTGAACTTCCATTTGAATCTGATATAAAAGATGTGGATGCTAGTAGTTTAAGGCAAGCAAATATTGAAGCATCAGAAAGAGTACAGCATTTTAGTGATACTAAGGCAGCAAAAGAAAGAGTAGAAGATGTAGAGAGGGTTAGTAGAGCAGAGATCACTCAATTTTTACGAAATGCTTTCGATGTTACCATTCGAGGTAAGGCTACATATAAAATGAAAGGTGTAGCTGGGTTTTTTAGTCCAGTTACAAAAACAGTTAGGTCAGCAATAACCGATGATATTTATGTCTTATCACATGAAGTAGCGCACTTTATTGATAATAAGATTTGGGGTAATCAGCCAAAACAAAGACCGCATTTTAGACCCTGGCAAAATGAACTAGGTAAACTGGACTATGACCCTACTAAACAAAGAACTAGTGAGGGTTTTGCAGAGTTTATTAGGCATTTTGTAAGTACAGGAAAAGCAAAAGAATTAGCTCCAACTTTTTATGATTATTTTGTAGGAGATTTTGCTAAAGCTCACCCAAAGATTTATGAAGATATATTAAAATTAAGAGACTTAATGACTCGATATAATAAACAGGGATCTGTTGAAAGAGTTAAGTCTCAAATAAATTTTGAAGGGAAAGCTCCAGAGCAACCATTGATAAAAACTGTACAAGATAAAAGTTTAAATTTTAGAAAGCAGTTTTTGGATGATCTTGCTCCTCTTGAAGATGTTTATAAGCGGGAAAAAATTACAGAATTGTCTCCAGACAAAGACCCTTTAATGCTAATGAGAGTTTTTAAGGGTAAGGCTCGTAGTAAAGCAGAAATGGCTATAAGATATAACACAACTGATTATGTAGGTAGAATTACAGGAAAAGGATTAGTGGATGTAATAAAGCCAGTTTCTAAAACTAAAAAAGAATTAGAAGATTTCTTAGCATACGCATACGCAAGAAGGGCGTTATCCAGACCTGATATAGATGCAGGTATTGAGTTAACAGATGCTCAGTTTGTTTTTGATAAGTATGATAGTAAAAAATTTAGAGAAGCCAGTGATGAACTAAGCGGGTTTGCTGATCGTGTGTTAGAATACTATGTTGACTCAAGAGGAATGAGTCCAGAAACTCGTGATAAAATAAAATCATTAAACCCAGTATACCTTCCTTTGTATAGGTTTTTTTCTGATGAACCGCGATTTAGAAGTAAAGCAAGTCGAGTATCGGGTGGTAAACCAGTAAAGGGTTTAAAAGGTAGTGGTAGACAAATCTTAAATCCGATCGAAAGTATGATTAGATATGTAGAAAATATTTACTCTGCTGCGGATAAAACTAGAGTAGCTATCGCTATCAAAGATGCAGTAGATCAAGGTGTTCTTCCTGGTACATTGATTGAAAAAGTACCACCACCTACTGATATAAAGAAAATGAAGCTGAATACATTGATTAACACATTAGAGAAAGAAGGTTTTGGTGTGTTTAATTCTGTTGATCCACAAACAGGAGAGTTGTTTCGTAAACAGCCTAGTGGATCAGAGATGATTACTTTATTTACAGTTGGTAAGCGATATTTTGGAAAAGATAACATTATTCCTATATATGAAGGTGAGAATGTATCTTTTTATGAGCTTGATCCTAGACTACATGAAATGTTACAAGGGTTAGATCATTATCAAATTCACCCTGCTCTAGATTTCTTTTTAGGTGCGCCTACAAGAATAATGAAATTGGGTGCTGTTGGTTTAAATGCAGGGTTTACTTTTATCACAAATCCAATTCGAGATCTTTCAACCTATATGTTATTTTCAAAGTCTAAAGTGCCGAATCCAGCAGCTCCTATGATTGGGTTAGCTGCTGATCTTGGATTAGGTTCAAAAGCAGCAAAAGATGCTTCAAGAAGATTTAAAGCAATGGGTGGTGATCAGGCAACTATTTACGGTAGAGATAGATCTGCAAGATATAAACAGATGGTCTCTCGCATTATTAATGAGGCAGCAGGAACAAATATATCTAAAGTTAAAAATGTGGTTTTAAATCCAGTAGATGCTTTGCGAAGAATATTTCAAACTCCTGAATTAGCTCCGAGAATCGCAGAAATGCAAAATAAAATTAAAGACTACGAGAAAATATATGGTAAAGATTCTGATGCTGCGTATATCAAGGCTTTTGAAGATGCTCAAGATGTAACGATTAACTTTAGTAAGATGGGTACTGTATCTCAATTCTTAAATCAAATAATAGCTTTTTTTAATCCTACTATAAGAGGTGGTGAAAAATTATATCGTGAAGCTAAAGAAAATCCAATGAGACTAATAGTTAGAGGAGTCTCAACGATTACAGTACCTGCATTATATTTTTGGTATCAAAATAAAGATAAAGAATGGTATCAGAAATTACCATCTGAACTAAAATATTCTCAGATACATATTGACACTGGTGATTTTGGAGGATCAGGAGATATAATATCTTTACCACTACCCCATGAAGTAGGTACTTTATTTGGTGGAATACCAATGGCGTACTGGGATGAGATGTATGATATTGATAAAGAAGGTGTCGAGGAAGCATTGAAATTATCTTTGAGGCAACTGAACCCTGGTACTCCATTAGATTTATCTGTAATCAAACCATTTATGTTGGTGGCATCTAATAAAACTTGGTATGGTACGCCTTTAGAAACGAGAAGTATGCAAAGAAAAGAAATACCTGATAGATATACAGATTATACTATTCCTATGGCAAAAGTATTAAGTCGGTGGATGTATGATAATATTGGCGCATACGAATTTGCATCTCCTGTAAAGATAGAAGCATTTGCTAATGCTGCTACAGGTGGGTTAACTAAAAACATAAATGATATTGTAACATTTAGTAATAAGGAAATTGAGTCTAAAGCAGATCTTCCAGTTGTAGGTAAATTATTTTTAAGAAAAGAAGTTTATGAAAATCGCCCTGCGTTTGACTTTGAAAGATTTAAGTTATTAAACCAAAAGAAAGTCAGTAAAACCATTACACCAGAACAACAAATTGAACTGCGTAGACTGGAAGCTGAGTACAAACAATATATAAGAAATAAAAAACGCAGAGAATTACAAAAGGAAATGGAACAAAATACGCCCTAACTCGTTAATATTATTGAACTAACAGCTCGGTCATGCTTACCATAGGCTTAGAGCGTTGCAAACATTAAATAGCGAGGGAAATATGGGTACATTCCGTGATTTTTCAGTACAGAAGGC